CTGTGTGGATATCTGGGCGCCTGGTCGCAGAGTTGATGCAGTTGGCAAAGACGGAATAAGGCTTCAAATTAGCGGCACAAGTGCTGCTGCCCCATTCGTAACTTCGGCAATTGTATTTATTGCTGAAAGAGACAATGTGACAACCATGCAAGCGGCGCTGACTATGTTTATGGAAAGCAGTGATGCGCCCGTAATCAACGGGTATTACTCTGGGAAAAAGCCATTTTCCTTGTGGATTCGCGAAGTCCCTACAAGCTGGATTAGAACCGACTACCCGTCTTCGCTGCCGTGAAGTAAAAACTGCTTCCGCTGAGGTCGGCAGCATAGACTAGGGCGTCAACAAGGTCGTCGTGCTCACCGTTTGGGAACGAAGCCATCTCTAGCTCTAGGTCTTTAATTCCTGGAGCGCCTTTCAGATGGAATACTTTTCCAGATTCATATCTGGCTGCCAGCGCCCTAGACCTAGTGACCTTGTCCTTGTCTGGCCTCACCGCTCGAGCCGGTAGGTTAGTGGTGCCAAGAACTTCCCGCACAAAAGTGCTTTGGTGCTGCACTGCTTCAATGTTGACCGATTCTAGATTGCGCGCGCTTTCGGTCATCTCTGGAGGGTTTGGGATTAGGTATTGTGGCCAGAGCAAGCGCGGCCCGTCGTCGGCAACCAAGTCTCCATCACGGGTCATTCCGGTCAGCCAATCCCGATGCCCCTCGGTGAGCCTTGCCTTCCACGCCCCAACGACATATAGATTGTGCTCTGCGTCCTCAACCACCTCAACACATGACGTGTAGTCACTGCGTTCCGATGCGGAAGATGCAAGGTCAATGCCAACGCGACGAGAGCCAGCGGGAACGGTATCTACATACTTGAATCGGTCATATCGGAAAATGTTTCCACCCATTGCCTGAACGTCGTTCTGGAATTGCAGCATGAAGATGGGGGTGCCCAGCTCTTCGCGCTTCTTGTCCATGTCGGCAACCGTGTACATCTCTGGCCACAGAATGCTGTCACCCTCAACTGCTTTTCGCAGCATCACTGGGGTCCCCTTCTCCTTTAGCCCATTGTAGAAGTCGTCTTCGTGCCATCGAGTTCCGATGTACCAGCGCTTTGCCCCAGGAACAAGCATGGGGTCAACAACTTGCCAGTAGGTGTCCGCAGCCTTCTGCCTCTGAACCGCAGTTGCGTTCTCCTTCATGCCAACCATGTCGTCGCCGATGAGGATGTCTAGGCGAGCGCCGGGCTTGATTGATCCAAGTCCGTCCGCGAAGCATGTTGCGTCCTTCCCCATGCTTGCCCCCTTGATGGTCCATACCTCATCTGTCCACTTTGGCCCCACCACCCCGTTTTGCGCCCACTCAAAAATCTCGGCAAAGTGTGCCGATTCAATGATTGCCTTGATTGCCCTGGAGCGCGCAAGGGCATCGGACAAAACAGAGGTGAGAATGCCAACTCGGATTTTCCCTTGGCTTTCGCCAATGAGCCGAGCCACCCTGTGAATCAACTGGGTGGTTTTTGCGTGACCGCGGGGCATGAGAACAAGCGCCCGTTCGTTCTTGTCTAGGAAGCGCTCCATTTCTCGGAGATGCTTTGGGAAAACAAGATTACTGACGTATTCCGCGAATGCGGCGTCAGACGTCTTCGCTTGTACCCTCAACCACTGTCTGTACTGATTGCTGTCCATCGCCGCCCTCCTCTAGTGCGTCAGCCCAGTTCCGCAGGCGCTTTGCCAGATCCTCTGCATTCAACCCATCAATTGCGTGATCAACCATCTGCATCTGAACCGCACCCCCGTTAGCGCCGGTAAGCTCAATTTTAGACGCTTCATATGCGCCAGTTAACTTTGCAAGACGATCTATGACCTCAAGCTGTAGCTTGAGAAAGGCAACCTGACCGCTAAACGAGTTCTCTCGAGCGGAGGCGTGACCAGCCGCGGCGGCCTTTGCCACTCGGTTTGCTCGTTCAATGAGCTCAACCTTGCTGTCAACGGGACCAATTGCGTCCTCAAGGGCCTGCCTACGCATCTTGGCGATGTACTTTTTTACCGTATCCGGCTTAAGGTCAAGCTTGCGGCCTATCTCGGGCGGGTTTACGCCATTAAAGTGCAATAGGTAAATCTCGTGCTCAAGTTTATCTTGCGCATCTTTCTTGCGTCTTCCAATTTGTGCCATATATGTACTATACCACATAATCTGCCCTTGACGGAAAGTTGCAGGATTTTTCAATTTGCTTTAGGGTTTGCTCATGCCAAGAAGCAGGTGGCCAAGGAAGACTGAAGAGCCTGAGATCAGGCGTTTTCAGGAGGCGTGCATGGCGTGGGCCAGCCAGTCCCAGATTAGCCTGAACAAAGTATTCATTGCTGCTGGGAAAAAGAGAAACAAGGGAATCTGGTGGGCAAAAGAAAGGTTCTACGGCGGTGTCGTTCCAACAGATGACGATATTGCCTGGGCTCGCCTGAATGCGCTTAACGACGTGCTATCCTCAGAGAACCTGGCCGCCCTTGCAAAGCATCGGCGAACCGTGGCAAAGTTTTGCTATTCCTGTGCAAATAAGAAAATGAACGACATTTCCGCTAGGTGCTGGGATGGCGGGTGCCCCCTGAGGCCGGTAAGCCCGCTTCCCCTGAGGCCGGTAAGCCCGCTTCCCCTGAGGAGCATCGTAGAAAAGAAGACCATAGAATAGGCGGTTTCCTCAGGCTATAATGCCAACATGGCACTTTCCACCTATGATATTTCTGCCGACCAGGGGTCAGACCTTGATACCCTCATAACCTACACAAATGATGCTGGAACCGCTATCAACCTGACCGGATGCTCGGCTAGGATGCAGGTTCGGCAGTTTGCTGGTTCAGGCAACCCAGTCCTCAACCTGACCAGCTCAAGCGGGATCACGCTCGGCGGTGCGGCTGGGACAATCAGGGTTTTGATTTCTGCCGCCGCCCTCTCCCTAGTGCCAGCGGGGTCATATGCCTACGACATTGAGCTTGTGGACACGGTGCAGGTCGTTCTGAAGATTATTTCTGGTCAATTTGTAGTTAATGCTGAGGTGACTAGATGAGCCCGATAACGGTTACTAGCGTCAACAGGAATGTAACCATTTCCAGCGGGTCTCCTGCCAACGCCCATGCCACGTATACCCACACACAGGCTTCTGCATCGTCAATTTGGACGATTACCCACAACCTCAACTGCTTCCCGTCTGTGACAGTTGTAGATTCTGCGGATAGTGTGGTTATCGGGGATGTTGAGTATATTAGTGCAAATGTCGTGCGCGTGACCTTTATGGCGGCATTTGCTGGCAAAGCCTACCTAAACTAAGGAGAGTAAAATGGCAAAGTTCCTAGCCAATCTAGACCTTCAGAAGAATGAGCTCCAGAACGCCAAGATTCAGAACCTTGCCACTGCCCCGTCAACCCCGGTTGAGGGTCAGATCTATTACGACACCGCCCTTGACGCCCTTCGCGTATACGCCAACGGTGCGTGGGCATCACTCTCCACGGGCGCGGGAACGGTCACCGCAGTCACCGGAACTGGTGCAATTTCCTCCACGGGCGGCACAACCCCAGAAATCAGCATTGCCGACGGCACGACATCCGTTAAGGGTGCTGTCCAGCTAGAGGACTCTACTTCCAGCACTTCAACCACGAAGGCTGCAACGCCTGCGTCCGTTAAGTCTGCCTACGACCTTGCTAACGGCAAGGCAAACCCTTCAGACACGACATTCATTGGTACGACCAGCGTTGCGCTTAACCGCACTTCGGCAAACCTTGCCCTCACGGGAATCTCAAGCGTCACCCTTCCTGGCTCAACCTCTGGCACTGCCCAGGTTGTAGCAACGGCGATAGCCGGCACCGGAACGGTCATCACGCTTCCAGCAACAACCGGCACGGTTGCGCTTACTTCTGACATTCCTTCGCTTACTGGCTATGTAACCGAGACTGGTTCACAGACCCTCACCAACAAGACGCTCACCGCGCCAATTGTTGATGGTGCTGGCGTAGTCTTTGAAGGCGCTACGGCTGACGGCTATGAGACCACCCTTACTGTTGTTGATCCAACGGCGGATCGCACAATCACCATGCCAAACGCAACGGGTACGGTTGCGCTTACCGAGAACAAGCTGAGCGCGTTTGCTGCGACATCGTCCAGCGAACTTGCTGGTGTAATCTCTGACGAGACGGGAACTGGGGCACTAGTATTCGCAAATACCCCAACACTTGTTACGCCAAACATTGGCGCAGCAACTGGTACGAGCCTTGTACTTTCTGGCGACCTTACGGTCAACGGAACGACCACAACGATCAACTCAACAACTATTACTGTTGACGACAAGAACATTGAACTTGGCTCTACCGGAACACCAAGCGATGCCAGCGCTGATGGCGGCGGTATTACCCTTAGGGGCGACACTGACAAGACAATCAACTGGGTTGATGCCACCGATGCATGGACCCTTTCTGAGCATGTAAACATTGCCAACGGCAAGGTATACAGGATTAATGGCACGGAAGTCCTCAGCAGCAGCACGCTTGGCTCAGGGGTTACCGGCTCAAGCCTGACCTCGGTTGGCACAATCGCCACGGGTACCTGGGCATCAAGCACTGCGGTTGGTCTTGGCTACGGTGGTACTGGGGCTACTTCTGCCTCTGGTGCGCGCGATGCCCTTGCTGAGAGCGGCTTTGGTCTTGCTCGACGGAAGAGCGGCAGCGCTACCTGGACGACTGGAGAAGCAAAGGCGCTTACGCACAGCATTGGCACCAAGGACGTCACGGTAGCCCTGTACGACTCAACGGACGCGCTAGTCCTTGCTGACGTGGTCACCACCAGCACGACCGTAGTCACCGTCACGATCAGCCTCGCAGGCACCTATCGCTGGGTTGTAATCGGGTAATAGTAAATTAAGTAAATACCCCCTGTTGCAAATACGGCAGCAGGGGGTATACTGTTTATATGCCTAAATTCGTCAACACCCTCAGCGTTAATTCTGAACTAACCTCGGACCCCACGGCGGACGAGGGTACTCTTTATTACAACACCTTTACTGACGAGCTGAAGGTCAAAGGGGCCTCTACATGGAGCGCCCTAGGCGGGGCGACAACTACAGAGATGCCCACTGGCTCAGTCATAGCGTGGGTTGGATCGCCAGCATCGAGGCCGACTGGTTGGCTCAATTGCAGTGGACTCGCCGTGTCCAGAACAACGTACGCTGATCTTTTTGCAGTAATCGGGACGTACTTTGGCGTTGGGGATGGAACGACGACGTTCAACCTTCCAGATTTTAGGGGGCTCAGCCTTGTTGGTGCGGTATCCGCAAATCTTGGAGTTGCGGTTGGCAACACTGCTGGCGGAAAAGTCTGGACATACGGGTCTACTGATCCATTTACTGCCCTTTCGCACTCGTCCGACAACGCAGCGCATACGCACACGTTTACCGACGACTCCCAGGGCGGGCATACGCACGCAACAAACCACACAACAACAGTCACATACTCTAGCCAGACTGCGGATGGAGGGCACACACATACCTACGTTGGTACTTGTGTAAGCAATGGGCATTCGCACGGAGTTGCAAACCTTGGGGCATCTTCGGGAACTATTTCAATGCGCACAACGGCTGCCGACTTTGCAGCCGCCGTAAGCCACACGCACACAGTGGCCTCCTCTTCAACTGCGGGATCTCATACTCATACCGTAACTGAGTCAGTTACGACAAGCGCCGATCACAGCCACACGTACACGGGAACGGTGCCTTCGTATACCAACACATCCGGAGCGGTGAGCGGGCACACGCACGGCGGAACAATGGCGGCAGATGGAACCGCAGCGCACGCCCACGACAATCACTCCGCCAACAGGGCAAGGGTTTGGTATTTGGTGAAG